GCTCAAACAGCCAACCCGCGCTATCTTAACGTCATGACCTTCCACTCACTGCCCTATGACCCGCGTCCGCTGACCGCCACCGAGGCGCGTCTGGAGGCGATCTACGCGGCTGCCAAGCTGGGGCTCAAGGGCGACAGCCTGGCACTCGCCGCTGGCATGACGCCGGTCGAGTATCGCAAGCTCTGCCAGATGGACCCCATCGCGGAGTACGCCGAACAGAAGGGCCGCGCCGAGGGCGAGCGCGCCATGGCCACCACCCTGTACGCCGCTGCCGAGGCGGGCGACGCCAAGGCGGCGACCGAGATGCTGCGCTACGCCCATGGGTGGGTGGCCAAGCAGGCGGTCGAGGTCAGCATCGAGCAGAAGATCAGCATCACGGCGGCGTTGGAAGAGGCGCAGCGGCGCGTAATTGACCTTGTTGCAACGGAGGTACTGCATGTTCCGGAAATCACCTGACGCTTCGACGCGCGAACAGCCACTGGCAAAGATCTTTCAGCGTATGCCCGGCATGACGGGCCAAGGGTTCAGGTTTGGCCAGAGCCAGGAACGCCAGCAACCTATGTTCGCCAACTATTCCGGTTGGAGCTTGAAACCGCAGTTTCGGGAAGACCTTGGCGGCCGCGCCGAGTTCATGGAACGAATGCTGCGTATGATGGGGCCGTCCATGTTGGGCGGCCAAGGCAAAATGTTCTACCAGTTCATGTCGCCGCCGGAAGAGCCCGCGCCGCCGCAGGAGAATTCGTTTGCGGACATGCTGTCCGGCGTTTTTTCTAGGGGCGACGCAAACAGGCGCAACGCAATGGCATCAACGCTGGGTAATCTGATGATGTCCCGCAAACGCTGATGCAGACCACGCGCTACAGCGCTGAGGACGAGCAGAACCTGATGGCGTCCCTGTGGGCGCCGTCGCTCAAGGACGACCCGCTCAAGTTCGTGATGTGGCTGTTTCCGTGGGGGCAGCCCGGCACGCCGCTGGAGCACTTCGCGGGCCCGCGCAAGTGGCAGCGCGAGGTGCTGCGCGATCTGGCCGAGCACATCAGGCAGAACAACGGCAAGGTGGACTTCGACGTGCTCCGCATGGCCGTGTCTTCCGGCCGCGGCATCGGCAAGTCGGCCCTCGTCTCGTGGCTCATCATCTGGATGCTGACGACCCGGATCGGGTCCAGCACCATCGTGTCGGCCAACTCCGAGACGCAGCTCCGGTCGATCACCTGGGCCGAGATCACCAAGTGGCTGGCGCTTGCGTTGAACAGTCACTGGTTCGAGGTCTCGGCTACTCGCGTCATGCCCGCCAAGTGGCTGGCTGAGTTGGTCGAGCGCGACCTGAAGAAGGGCACGCGCTACTGGGGCGTCGAGGGGCGACTGTGGTCGGAAGAGAACCCGGACGCCTACGCGGGCGTGCACAACTTCGATGGTGTAATGCTGGTGTTCGACGAAGCCAGCGGTATCTCCGACAGCATCTGGCAGGTGGCAGCGGGCTTCTTCACCGAGAACACGCCCAACCGCTTCTGGATGGCGTTCTCCAACCCCCGCCGCAACACGGGCTACTTCTACGAGGCGTTCAACGCCAAGCGGGACTTCTGGCGCAACAAGACCGTGGACGCCCGCACGGTCGAAGGAACGGACAAGGCGGTCTATGAGCAGATCATCCTCGAATACGGGCCTGACAGCGTTCAGGCGCATGTTGAGGTCTACGGTGAGTTTCCCTCGGCTGGAGATGACCAGTTCATCCCGATCCATCTCGTCGACGACGCCATGGAGCGACCCCGCTATAAGGACGCCTCGGCTCCAGTGGTCCTCGGCGTGGACCCGGCACGCTTCGGTGCCGACGCTACAGTTATCGCGGTACGGCAAGGCCGAGACATCGTGGCAATCAAGCGCTACCGCGGTGACGACACCATGGAAGTAGTCGGCCGCGTCATCGAGGCGATGGAGGAGTTCCAGCCGACGATGGTGGTGATCGACGAGGGTGGGCTGGGCGCAGGGGTCGTGGACCGGCTCAAGGAGCAGCGGTACAAGGTCAAGGGGGTGAACTTTGGGTCCAAGAGCAGCAAGCCGGTCATGTACGGCAACAAGCGGGCCGAGATGTGGGGAGCCATGCGGGAATGGTTGAAGACCGCGTCGATCCCACCCGACCGGGTGCTGAAGACGGACCTGATCTCGCCGCTGATGAAGCCGGACAGCAAGGGCAGTATCTTCCTCGAAGGCAAGAAGGAGATGAAAGCCCGTGGGCTCGCAAGCCCCGACGCCGCGGACGCGATAGCCGTTACATTCGCGTTCCCCGTGGCCTCCAGAGGCGAGCGCGTTGACAGAACGCCGCGCAAGGCTTATGGTCAGTCAAGTGTTGCAACCTCTTGGCTAGGGTCATAATGGCGCGCAAGGGCGTATCTCTGTCGGTTGGACGGGGCGAGAAGCTGCCCGTCAGCAAGGGCGCTGGTCTGACGGCCAAGGGACGTGCCATCTATAACCGCGCAACGGGCAGCAAGCTGAAGCCGCCCGCGCCTACCCCCAAGACGGCTGCGGACAAGGGCCGGAAGGCCTCGTTTTGCGCCCGGATGGGTGGCGTAGTCGCCAAGTCGAAGAATGCAGAGCGGGCGAAAGCCTCAATGAGACGGTGGAAGTGCTAAAATGGCCAAGAAACCCGGACTTTACGCCAACATTAACGCCAAGAAGGCCCGCATCGCCGCCGGATCTGGCGAAAAGATGCGGAAAGTCGGCTCCAAGGGTGCTCCAACCGCCGCCGACTTCAAGAAATCAGCCAAAACCGCGCAGCGGTCGCTGTCCAGCTACGGCGGACTGCCCGGTATGAAGCGCGTCAAGGGCTCTAGGAAGGACAAGTGACATGCCGTTAGTCAAAAACTCCAGTAAATCCGCCTTCCGCAAGAACATCAAGACCGAAATGGCTGCGGGCAAACCCGCAAAGCAATCTGTGGCCATCGCCTACGCGATGAAGCGCAAGGCGCAGGGCAAAAAGGGCAAGTAAGATGGCTAAACGTTCTGTTGCGTATAAATCAGACCGCGGTCAAATACCCAACACCGCTAACTACAAAGGCGACTTTCAAGGAAGTACGCAACCAAAGAGCAAATTGTCGGGCGGTTTTGGCCCCTTCGGCATAAAGTACAGCAAACCGATTGGGCCCGTAAAGCCCGTTGGCCTGCGCATGGACGAGTACAGCAGGCAGCAGTTGGCCAAGCTTAAGCAGCCAGCCGCGCCCGTGCCCAAGCCCAAGTCCAAGCCCGCGCAGGTTATCCGCACGACCGTTTCTGAGCGCACTACGCCTGTCAGCGCGAAGGCTGCGGCACCCACCCGCATGGCGGTCAACCGCGCAACGGGCGACACAACGGGCTTTACGACTGGTACGCGCACTGGCTCAACGGCTACCAAGGCGGGCGTTGCGGGCAAGACCCGCATGTCAGCTTCGCAGCGCACGTCTCAGAACGCCTTTAACAAGGGCGGCGTGGCAGGCCCTCGCAAGGACAGCAGCGGCCGTAACGTTTCCAGCGCATCTGGCAAGAGGAAATAGTGGCAGACGATGGCATCAAAGGCGCGGCCAAGGTCGCCAACGGCGGTACGGACAAGAGCGACATGCTCTCGACCATGCGGTCGCGCTTTACCATGGCCATTTCTGCCTTGGGAGAGAGCCGCGAGGACGAGCTGGATGACCTGCGCTTCATGGCAGGCTCGCCCGACAACCAGTGGCAGTGGCCAGCCGACGTGCTGGCGACCCGCGGCTCCGTGCAGGGCCAGACGATCAACGCACGCCCCTGCCTGACCATCAACAAGCTGCCGCAGCACGTCCGGCAGGTCACCAACCAGCAGCGGCAGAACCGGCCCAGCGGCAAGGTGATCCCTGCCGACGACAATGCCGACGTGGCAGTGGCCGAGGTCTTTGACGGCATCATCCGGCACATCGAGTACATGTCGGACGCCGACGTGGCCTACGACACCGCTTGCGACAACCAGGTGACCTACGGTGAGGGCTACATCCGCATCCTGACAGAATATGCACGAGAAGACAGTTTTGATCAGGATCTGCGCATCGGCCGCATTCGCAACTCGTTCAGCGTCTATATGGACCCGACGATCCAAGACCCCTGCGGGTCTGACGCCAAGTGGTGCTTCATCACGGAAGACCTGCTCAAGGAAGAGTTTGAGCGGATGTTCCCCGACGCAGCACCCATCACGTCCATCATGGCGCAGGGTATTGGCGACCAGTCACTAAGCCAATGGATTAGTCAGAACACCGTCCGTATCGCGGAATACTTCTACATCGACCATGAGAAGGCCAAGCTCAACCTTTACCCCGGCAACGTGACCGCCTTCAACGGTACGCCGCAGGATGGGCAGCTCAAGGCCATGTTTGGCCAGCCGGTGCGCACCCGCACCGTTGACCGCCGCAAGGTCATGTGGGTCAAGACCAATGGCTACGAGGTGCTGGACGAGCGCGAGTGGATCGGCAAGTACATCCCGGTCGTGCGGGTCGTCGGCAACGAATTTGAGGTAGACGGACGCCTGTACGTCTCCGGGCTGGTGCGCAACGCCAAGGACGCGCAGCGCATGTACAACTACTGGACCAGCCAGGAGGCCGAGATGCTGGCCTTGGCGCCCAAGGCACCCTTCGTTGCTTATGGCGGCCAGTTTGAAGGCTACGAGATGCAGTGGAAGACGGCCAACACGACCAACTGGCCGTACCTCGAAGTGAACCCGGATGTGACCGACGGCGCGGGAAATGTCCTGCCTCTCCCGCAGCGTTCTCAGCCGCCAATGGCGCAGACGGGCCTTATTCAGGCCAAGATGGGCGCCGCGGAGGACATCAAGTCTACGACCGGCCAGTACAACGCCAGCCTCGGCCAGCAGGGCAACGAACGCTCTGGCAAGGCCATCCTCGCGCGCGTGCAGGAGGGCGACACGGGCACCTACCACTACGTTGACAACCTCGGCCGCGCCATCCGCCACATCACCCGCCAGCTTGTGGACATGATCCCCAAGATCTACGACACCGAGCGCATCGCGCGCATCATCGGCGTTGACGGTGAGGTTGGCATGGCCAAGATCAACCCGCAGCAGCCCGAGCCGGTCAAGCCGATCATGGACGCTGCGGGCAACGTCATTGAGAAGATCTACAACCCGACGGTCGGCACCTACGACGTCGTCATCACCACGGGCCCGAGCTACCTGACCAAGCGCCAGGAGGCCGTCGAGGCCATGGCCAACATCCTCCAGACCAGCCCGCAGTTGTGGCAGGTGGCGGGCGACCTGTTCATCAAGAACATGGACTGGCCGGGTGCGCAGGAGATGGCAGCCCGCTTCAAGAAGATCATCGACCCGAAGGTGCTGGCCGAGGACGACAAGTCGCCGGAACTCCAGTCTGCCGAGCAGATGATCGAGGCGCTGACCCAGCAGCTCAACCAGACCATGGGTATGGTCGAGAACATACAGAATTCGATGGAAGCGCAGGAGTTGCAGATCAAGGCGTATGACGCCGAGACCAAGCGCATCAGCGCCGTGCAGCAGGCCATGACGCCTGACCAGATACAGGACATCGTCATGGGCACCATCGCGGCGGCCATCGAGACGGGCGACATCTCAAACGGACGCCCGACGATGCCGCAGCCGTCCGAACGCCAGATGCCGCTGCCGCCCGAAATGCCTGTTGAAGGAGCCCCTGTATGAGCAGTTGCGACAAGTTTCTAGGTATGCTGTTCCTTGCGCGCGACGTGACGCACTCGGCACACCTCAACACACGGTCGTTTGCCAAGCACAAGGCGTTGGGTAAGTTCTACCCGGCAATCATCGACCTTGCCGACAAGTTTGCCGAAATGTACCAGGGCAAGTACGGCCTGATCGGGCCGGTCATGCTGATGTCGGCGGACAAGTCCAGCAACGTGCTGGAATTTCTTGAGCGGCAGGCGACAGAAATTGAAGACATTCGGTATAAGGTGGTAGACAAGGACTGCACGCCACTTCAGAACGTCATCGACGAGATCGTAGGGTTGTACTATACTACGATTTACAAACTCAAGTTCCTCGCATAAGGAGGCTATCATGGGCCTTAAAACCACCACGCAGTGTTTGGGTTACCAGCAGATCACCAGCCTGTCTGCATCGACTGCGCTGACCGTCCCGGTCGGGGCCACTCTGGCCTTGGTCGTTGCGGAGACGCAGGATGTGCGCTGGCGCGACGACGGCACGGCGCCGACCGCCTCGGTCGGGATGCCGTTGGCCACGGGCGTGTCGCTGTCTTACGACGGCGACCTCAAGGCCATCCGGTTCATCCAGCAGACGGCTTCCGCAACCATCAACGTGTCTTACTACGCATGATCCGCTCCCCGGCTGGTTTTGATGGCGGCGACCGCATTAAGCGGTATCTGGACTATTACCAGCCCAGTTATGGCGTGATGATGCTGTCGGCAGGTCAAGCATTTAACCCTGCTTCGCTTTTTGCAGCGGGCGAGCAAGGTGTTTGGTACGACCCGTCCGATTTCACCACGATGTTCCAAGACAGCGCGGGGACCACG